TTTGTATTTCGAGTTTGGCGTCTTCCTCCAGGCGTGCCAGTTCAGTCTTGAACGCGGCCCCGGCCTTTTCGGCTTCACGCCGGAACGTCTCCTCGTTGAACAACCCGGCGTCGAGCTTCGCCTTGAGGTCGTCCACCGCGGTTTGATACTTGAGGGCGGCGTCGAAGCCTGCCTGCCCAAACTTGGCCGACTCGTTGATGGCAGTGCTGACGCTGCCCGTCATGTCGTCCAGCGTCTTCTGGAGCGTCTTGCTTTCGGCAACCAGTTCTTCAATCGCCCCGCCGTCGTTTACCTCGACGGTCGCCACGACCGGCTGCTCAATCTCAGGCACGATGCCCAGCCAATCCTCTGCGAACTTCAGCACCCGCTCAATGAAGCCGCCGACTTGACCGACAATACTCTTGATTGCGTCCCACAGCCCACTAAACGCGGCCCCCACTGTCTCGGCAAAACTGCTGATAACGCTGCCAACGCCAGTGAATTCAAGGAACTGGCTCACTGCCTCGCCGACCACGGTGGCGGCGCGGCCAAGCGTGTCGCCGATAATGCTGCCGAGTCTGGCAAACGCCGCCTCGGCAATGGCGGCGACCCGCGACACCACTTCACCGATCTGAGCGAACGTGTCGCGGAACGAACCGGCGACGCCTTCAAACTTGAAGAACTCGCGGAAGCCGATGATCGCGTCGTTGATGCGACCAGCGACCGCCGTGACCGCTTGGCTCATCGCGTCGATGACGCCGCTAATCAAACGGCCTTGAGCAGCGAACGGTTCCAACACCGTGCCGACGAGGTTTTGAAGCGTCGAACCAAACTGCAAAAGCACGTTGCCCGCCAACCCGATAGCACTGGTCAGTGGCGAGAAAATATCCAGCACCGCTCCGATGTTGCGGCCGAACGTGGCGATGGCCGACGCCAGCCCGTCGCTCAGGCTTTGCGTGATTCCAATGAACGGCGTCAGCAGTTCGTTGCCCACGCCAGAAAGCGAAGCCTTCACGGCGTCGAACGAATCGCCCAACGCCAGCACCCGGCCCACGTCGATCTCGGACAGGCGAGCGTTGAAACGGTTGAGCGTTTGCTCGGCGGTACCAAGATTGTTGAAGAACGGCAGCAACTCGGCTCCGCTCTTGCCGAAGATCGCCGTGGCGGCGGCGGCACGCTTGGCGGGGTCTTCAATTCCCTGCAGCCGTTCACCGATGAGTTTGAGTTGCTGTTCGCTGTCCAGCCCCTCAAGGTCGCCCAGGCTCACGCCCAAGCGACCGAGTGCTGCGGTGGCCTGCTTGCTCTCCTCGTCGGCACCGGCCAGCGTCTTGAGCAGTCGCGTCATCGCGCCGTTGACGCTCTCGAACGACACGCCCGACATTTCGGCCGCCTTCTGCAACGTCTGCATGAAGTCGAACGACACGCCGAGCTTGTCGGCGGCGTTTTGCAGTCGCTCCGTTTCGGCTTCCAGCGATGACAAACCGCTAACCACTGCCGCCGCCGCCGCACCGATACCGGCGATGCCAGCCGCCGCGAGCGTCGCCGGGTTCACAACGCTGGCAAGCGACGTACCGATGCTGGAGAGCCCCGGCGTCAGCCCGCCCGAGAACACCCGCGTCAAACCTTCGCTGGCACTGGCAAGGCCAGAGAGGCGACCGGCGAAACTGCCAATGGGGCCGGGGATCGCGGACAGCACGCCTGAAAGTTCGTTGAACTTTAGCCCCACGCCGCCAACCGTTTTGTCGTAGCCCTTCGCTGCCGCCTCGGCTTTCGTGAAGGTCTGCGTCGCTTTGGCTACGGCACGGTCAAACGTCTCTTGATTGATACGGCCCGCGGCAAGGTGGCCGGTGAGCCGCTGCACCTCTTGGTCGTACAGTTCCATCGGGGCCATGTTTGCGGCCGTGACTTTCGCGGCGTCAGCGCGTGCGGCAGCAATCGCCCGTTCTTCTTCGGCTAACCGGGCGGCGTCGCCGCTCAAGTCAGCCCTCGCCCTCGCGGCGGTCTGCTCGGAGATAGCCCCCTTCTCAACGAGGTCGGCAATCTCCCGCAGTTGGGCGGCACGATCTTCCTCGACCGTCGTGTACCGCTGCGTAAGTTCAATGCCTCGCTCAAACTCCGCGGCGGCCTGCTGGGCTTCTTCCTTCAACTGACCGAACGCGGCGGCATATTCCTGCGGGCCGATTACGTCGGCTTGCAGTTGTTTTGCCAAGTTGGCGAACCGCTCGGCAAACTGCTCCTGCGCCCGGGCGGCACCGGCCGAGGCTTCGGTCAGCGGCTTGAATACCGCCGTCGCCCGGTCGGCCTGCTTGGCAAGGTTGTCGAGCGCACGGTCAACGGGCGTGAGCGACTTTGCCAAACCGCTCGCGTCGCCCGTGACTTTGAGTGCCAGCCCGAGAATGTTTGCCATAGTTAGCCGCCGAGTGCTTGCTTGAGCATCCGAAGTTGGTCGAGCATCTGGTCAACGTGCTGCGGCGGCTTCTCAATCGGTATGAAGTCGGACGCAGATGGTGCCTTGCCTTTCGCGGAGTACGGTGCCAGCACCGCACTCACCAGCAAGCCCGTCTGCCGCCAAGGATCGGGCATCGCTTGGAAGTAGCGGACGTAAGCCATCCACTCCGCAAGCTCTGCCGAATCCATGCGGCAAGACAGTTCACGCACCGTCATGCCGAGATGCCCCGCCAACGCGAACATGAAGCGTCGCGTCGGCGAGACGTTCAGCCTTTTCCCAGTGCCTCGACGTCCTCCTCGCTCATGTTGTTGTGCTTGATCGCTTCGTCAAACAGTCGGCCCATCACCGAGCCGCTTTTCTTTGCCAGCCCGGCAACTTGCTCACGCGAAAAGAGCAGTTCCCCCTTTTCGTCGCACAGGACGCGGGCAAGGTACTCGGTGCGGAAATTCTCCACACCGGAGTCCTTCTTGCCGATCCACATGCGCTCGTAGGCGTCGCGTTCGCCCACGCTCATGATGCGAATATGAACGTCGCCGCCCCACTCGCGGACGGTCACTTTCTTCAAGCCAAGGTCGTCGGCGGCGAGAATCTGGTCTGCGGTCAGTGCCATTGTGTTCCTCATTCGGGCGTGATTTTGAACGTCACCGCATACCGTGCGATGTCGTTGACTTTGCCCGAGAGTTGCACGCGCTCGCAGACGGCCTTCGTGGAGAACGCCAGCCCACCACCAGCGATGGCGAGCGTGGCCTTCTTGCCGTACTGGGCCAGCGAGACGTTGGCAGTGCTCAGGCACGAAATATCTATAGTGCCTGCGTCAAGCGTCCACGTGCTAGCACGCGCGAGCGGCAGACTGCCGCCCGCGTTGACCTTGATCTCCACGACCTCGCCAAAGTCCGTGGAGTTCCACGTCGCCGTGACGCCCGTGCATACGTTTGCCATGACGGGCCTCCGTCAAGGCTTAGCGGGCAACCTTGAAGGTAGCCGTGCCCTTGATCACGTCGTTGACCGCAAACGTCAGGCTCGACGAGGCGACGGTAGCCGCCTTGCTGAGCAGCGACGCGGACGCGTGCGTGATGACCAGCGTGCCGGTCGAGGCATCTTCGATGACGGCCTTGCCGAGATATTCGATCACGACTTCGCGGCCGGTGTCGCCGACCGTTCCCTTGAGCGGGCGGTCGATGGTCTTGACCTCGTTGCCAGCGGTGATGCCGAGGTGCGATACGTCGATCTTGTCGTCGGTCGCCGGGTCGGCAAGGTTGTAGACAATCGAAGTGACGGTGTAAGCGTTGCCAGCGAAGCTAAACGTCGTTGCGGAACTGTCGTGGGGAGTCACGGACATGGCTTCAAATCTCCTTCCAGAGAATCCCGAAAGTCATCTGTACGGTGTAAACGGGAGGCACGTCGCCGCCCGCCAACTGCACGAACCCGTCGCTTTCGTTTTCCAGCGACACGTTCGACACAACCGTATTTTGAAAAGTCCCGCCCCACCCATCCAGAGACACGCGGGCGGCGTCCGCAAGTTCGCGGACCCCCTCGTAGGTAGTCGCAAACAGGTCCACCGTCAGCATGACCATCGGCACGCCGACCGGGCCGGAAAGCGAATGCTGCCGCTGGATGGACGTTCGCCGCCACGTCACGAAGGGCAGGGCGGCGTCGGCCGGGGCAATGACCGGGTAGACCCGGCTCCCGACGATGGCCGTAACGGCAGGGGTCGTGACGAGTCGATTGCGGACGGCGGCTTCGGGTGATTTGAACGCCATGGCTAGAGCCCCGAAATAGTTTTGGTGTCGCTGTACGTCAACGTGTCTAACGCCCGGCGAAGCGTGAGATTCAACTCTTGCGTGAGAATCGACGCCACTTGCGACTGCGTATCTTCAAACGCTGACCGCACGGGCGGCAGGCCGCCCAGCCCGCCCGGCCGCACCGGAGGAATGACGATGGGATCGCGGCTTGCCTTGAAAAACGCGTTGGGGTAGGACGGGTCGGTTCGCACGCTATTGTCGCCGGTCGGCA